ATTGACTGAACACCTTAATCTGTTGACCCCTCTCAACCAGGAAACACATTGGAACCCAGGTAGCTTTGGCCATCTCCAGAAGGTTTAGGAGAATGCACATCTTCTTCATCAACTTGTGGGGCAGCAGGGTATCTTTGATACAATACTCAGCAACTTCACCTAATTTTACGGGGTCACCTTCCCGGTAACGAGCAAACATCTCCCTTGGGGGCATATCAATCTTTTGGTCCCCGATGTACAATTTTGAAACATTATTGAGACTGTATGAATCCAACTTGTAACCCTTCTTGACCTCGTGGAACATATCAAATATAAAACGCCCAGACATTGGAAGAAGTTTCAAGAGATTGTCACCAAGTGCACTCGAACTCAATTTCTTGATTAAAAGTTCACATTGCTGGGACTTCAGTTTTCCCATTTTGAAAAATTCTGGGTCACATCCAACGACAAAGGCCCTCTTGTAAATAAACTCAAGATCAAAACCAAATATATTCCAACCTGTGAAAATGTCAATGTCCTTTTCATGGATATATTTTTGGAATGCTTCAAGCATCTCCTTTTCTGTATCAAAACTAATAGTATCAGGACCATCAGTTTGTTTGTAACATAAACACACCCGTTCATAGGGTTCATCACTACCAAACGTACACAATGACACTGCAATTTGGAAACACGCATCATCTGTAACATCCGCATCTGGGAACTTACCAGTAGAACTGTTACACTCTATATCAAAAGATGCTACGACAAATGGTGCGATATCATCCCTCGCCACAGGTTTAAGTGTAGTCCAATCATTACAGAACAAATCAGTATCAACACGGGCTAAATGAGAACGAATACAATTATCACCAGTCTCTAACCACCCAGTAGATTGAATTCCAGTTCTATGCATCAGCCGGAGGACGGGGTCCAAGTTAGACTCGAAGACTTTAGCTTTAAAAAAACCAGACGAGAGCTCGAGTGGTCGCTTTAGAAACGAATCCACCCGGCGTCTCATTTGAAGATTTACAAAGTCCACCTTCATAAACATAAACTCCTCATTGTTTTGGAAGCCCCAAACATCCTTCGACTTCATCATAGAATAACAGAGTACACATTCAGGGCACTTCTTAACGATCGTATTGTAAATCTCTTGAATCTTCTGCTTTGAGGTTTTCAAGTCAAGTTTGATGAAGAAGTAAGGAGTAAATGATGTGGTCACACATACAGATTTACCATCCTCAGTTTTACCAAAAATACTTACCAAATGTTCTTCTTCAGAATCCCTCGCTTCCCAGGTTAGTGCCTGGAATACCACCATGTGTTTACATTGAGCCGAATTTTTAATATCATTTATTAATAAATGTCAGCAGCTTTGATTGAGCTCGTGTCGGTGGGAGCCCAGGATGTATACATCACAGGTGACCCCCAGGTCAGTTTCTTCCGTCAGAACTATAAGCGATACACAAATTTCGCTATGAAACCAGAACGCTTAGACTTCATTGGTACATTCGGTTCCAATAATGAAGTTGTCGTTCCTATCCGCTCCAAGGGTGACCTCATGAGCTACATTTGGATCGAAAACTCCGGTATCTCCGCTATAGCCGATAATACTACTGGGCTGTACTCTAATAACGCTTCGAACCCCACAGAATTTGCTCTTTGGATTGGTGGACAGAAGGTAACCCAACTTGATTCCCTCTTCATTCAAGGTGTTCACAACCCCCTCCTCCGGGATAATGCGGCTAAGGCTTCGTCAACTGTGACTACGAATACCATTAAATCTAACCACGGTGGTGACCACTTCATGATTCCCTTCTTCTTTGGTGAAGATTGGACCAAGGCACTCCCCCTCGTAGGTCTCCAGTACCACGATGTAGAGATTCGTATCAAGTGCCGCGACGGTTTCAACCCCGTGACTGCCCCCAAAATCTATGGTAACTACATTTACCTCGACACAGATGAGCGTAAGTATTTCACAGATAACGAACACGAACTTCTCATCACCCAAACACAATATCAACCATCCTCTAAAACAGATACCGAAATGGATTTAAGCTACTTCAATCATCCAGTGAAGTCTCTCCACCTCGTTTCTGGTCAGGCAGCGGGTAATGATTGGGACACCGAATTCACATTTCAAAAATCCTCTCTCTACATTAACGGTGTAGCTCTTTTCGAGGAAACATCGAATGTCTATCATCACACCGTCGTTCCCGAAATGCATAGTACAGATCTCCCAGACGACGTTCTCGAAGATCTCCCAACCTTTACATGGCCATTCTGTCTCAACTTGAGCAAGATGCAACCCACTGGTACTCTCAACTTCTCCCGTATCGATAACGCAAAATTGACTGTCACCGGACCCACGGGTGGTAACCAACTTCACCGCGTTTATGCAGTGAACTACAATATCCTCCGTATCAAGAATGGTATGGCGGGTGTCGCGTTCGGTAATTAAATCCCAGTTATTGTAAATGAAGGTAGCACCCAGTGACTACCTTAAATGGTACAGACCAATTGACCCAACCTTGCGTTCATTTTTACACGACTACTACAAAAATAAAAAGAAACTCAATAAAACCCCTTGCTTTTGTAGAGGTCCACCGATGAGACATTTGGGTGGATGTACCCTACTAAAACGTAATAAATATTCCAAAATGAGGGAAACAACCCTAACAAACGTAATATTCGCAAACTTTACAAAATATGAAATTGAAATAACTGTCAAGAGTATAGCCACCAATGTTAGTGGTTGTGGGATAGGTATATTCGGTAATACAGTGACTATGGATGTTACACAGAGTGATAAACTACCCCAAACAATGGTAATACGTCCAGCTCTTCATCGTTATAAATTACTCAAAAAAGTTACAGACGATATTCGTGTATTAAATTTCAAAACAAATTACCAACACCCAAAAAACTTACTTAATCTGATGATACCCGAACGCTTGTCAACCTCAACACTCCAAATAGATCCAGGAACACACTCGTATTATCTGACAGTTCGTCTCAGATCAAATGTAAACGATGAATGGAAAATTCTAATGACAGATATACTTCACCACTCGTGTTATGATGTTATATTTGAAAATGTACACTTAAATGAAAATGAAATGGATAACATAATGAAAGAACGAATCGAAGAACTTCAAAATGAGATGACACGGAAAGGACGGGAACTGGAACGCCTAAGTGAAATCATCGCAGATGAATATTAAGATAATGTCTAAACGAAAAGCAAAACGGTCTCGTAAAATTGGTAGTATCAAAGTACCAATTTTACGTGAGTGTATACACACTGAATTTTCTTTATTTTCTATTCAACCCCAAATCTTTTTGACTCAAGGATTTCCTTAGTCTTCTCATACATCCTTATACCATGGAAGGTTTTATCCTTCACTTCATCCCAAATATCTAGACGACCCTCTAAAAAGGATACAAAACTATCCGGGTTTCTCGAAGACCTGTAACGAACCCTCTCACCCCCGAGAGCTTTGTTCATCGCATCTACACGAGAATCCATTGATTGTTGTAGACACTGCTCAGGTGTGAGACGACTTGAAACTTCATTTTTATTTTTACCGACCATTTACTATTCATAATAGTAAATTCTTTATACTCATGAACAAACATGACCACCTTGTAGACCATAATTGTTTACAGGGTAGTGATACCGACAATAATGATACCCACATTTATGGCAATAAGCTGTTCCGCCACCCTTCACACAACTGCCCCGAAACCATGGTGCAGTGCAACAACCGATAGAACTATCAAATACCACGCTAGCGATCTCAATTGTAGCTTTTGTCGCAGCAGCTGCAGTTGCTGGATCAACCATCTTTTACTTTAGTATTTTTATTTTTTTTCTGGAGCAAGACGCCTCTTAATATCAAAACCTATACGTCCCGTCGAAAATACAGAACAGGCACATGCACCTAGGAGCATCGCCATCATTGGTGGTGGACCCTTGGGGAGAGGACCCAACTTTTGAATCACATTGACAAACATAAACATACAACAAACAAAGGAACCAATTGTCGAAAGACGTAGGGGTGTCTTCACATTATACATCTCTGAAGTAGTTGGTAGTAAATCCATACCTGGGATAGATGGAAGGAGATCAGAAACCCCGGGTATCATAAATATGGGAAGCATTTATTGTATACCTACATTTTTATATAGGTGTAGTTTTCAGTCGTTGGAGAAGTTGTTTCCGCCTCTGGTTCCACTTCTGGTTCCATTTCTGGTTCCATTTCTGGTTCCACTTCCGCCTCGACAACCGATGGACCGACCATCTCCTTCTCCTTCTGTTGTGACATCATCACAGCCACCAACCCTGATGACACCAAAAATATAACCAATAATGAAATTACAAGTCCCGCACGCATTTATAGTATACTAACAAAAATTTTTAGTCAGGTCATATTCCCTCTGGTGTAGACCCTGGGCTGAAGATGAAACCTTTGCTTTGAGTTTCAATAATTCCATAATAGTTTCATCATCGAGGTACTTGAAAAAGTCCCTTTTCGCATCAAGGTCGTTGAGTAAGAACTTCTCCTTTCTCGCCTGCACAAATGGCCATACGTGTTTACGCAAGGATATAAGCTCGGTTTCAATTTTTACAAGTTGTGGGAGAATAACCTCTCGAATGAGTTTATTTGTTTCACGAAGGTCGTCCTTGAAGTCAGTCATATTTGAATTTGATATTTATTCTTTAAACACCTAAGTTTTAGGTATCGAAAGTAAATTTATCTGAAAATGGTCACCAAAATTAAAAGAGATTTTCTATCTAAGATAAGCTCGGGTATACAATGCCTCATGACTTCATCTTATCTGTCTGATGAAATCGCTTTACAGCCATTTGGAAATGTCGAAGAAATTATAGCAAGAAAGTTCATTGTATATGAAGCCCCGAGACATCTATTCTCATATTCTACGTTTGATTCGGAATTATATAGTATGCCCGATAGTGAACTAATTAATTTCCTACTGTACCTGGACGACGTTGATATATACATCAAACGTGTATACAGTGAAGCCTATTTATCCTACCAGGATATGAACAAAGAAGAATATATACTTGCGAAAATGATTGAAGATGGAAAAGTATTAACTTTCAAAGAGTTTTTAGAGATAAAGAATTAGCCTTAGAGTGTAATATGATAGGTCCATTGTTCGCATTATTTTTATTTAAATTTGGGTGTATTCCCAAAACCGAACCCCATGTAGTAAAGAAATTTAAACTCCGCGAACTCCGAAAACTCCCCAGAGATTGGGAAAATGACGATATAACTACTCACGGTGTAATATCCCTAATGAATGAGTTCTCTAGGGTGAGACGACAGTGTGATGATAGTATAGTATTCACCCCATTTGGAATTAAAACCACTGAAGATATTTTCAGGAAATACATCGGTGGAGAAACTGGTAAAGATTTACTTATAATATCGAAGAGGTGTATCACGGATGCATTTATTAAACGTTTTAGATTGAACGACCTGAAAACCA